GTAAAGGTAAAACTAAAAAGAAAGTTAAACAAACCTTTCGATCAGCTATGAGAAAGCGTCGTGGACCTAATTCTTCCACTTCTGAGCGAGGCCGAGCCTTTACCGCAGAGATGGAATATGCCAAAGCGTTATCTAAGTTGTATGAAGATGGGTATATAGACTCGTGGTATCTCTCTAATTATTTGGATGAGATGTTTGGTATGGATTTGGATTTTTGGTATCATGATTACGAAGACCTTGGAGTTATGCGTAATATTGATATTAATCAACCAGTTTCGTATGGCCAACATCGAATTGTTGATATTATGTTCGACAATTATGATTATTTAAATCAATTAATGGATGAGGATGAATTAAACTATGGCCCTGAATTCGATGAAGTGACGGGTGATAAATGGGAAAAGCAAGATCCATATGATGATACACGTTATCGTGTGTTAACTTATGAAGGAGCTAAGGAACGCCTAAAATATGAACGGTTAGATCGTGGGAAGAGAAGACTTTGGTCTGGTCCTTTCGCGTATTTAAATAATGCTAAGTTCATGAGAAAAGAAGGTGCTTTTTCGATAGCTGCTGAATGTTATCCCAAATTATCGCTTCGAGTTTTACCCGGACGCGTTTCTCCAATTACTTTGGAAAAAGCGCTGAGTCAAGGATATCGAACAGAAGACTTAGTTTATACATCTCCCCATCCATTACCTTTAGCCCATATAATGCGAGAGATAACTCAGCGTGAATTCGCTTTGTCTATGTTACCAACGGCTATTATGGATCACTGGAATCGAGGACTATACAAGTCTCTTAAACACAACACAGGACCCTGTGATGCATTTGTAAGTGAATTGTTGTTTTCGTACAATTATGACCGCCTTTTTGATCAGGATGCTATCCGTGGACAAGGAGATTTTCCCGTTGAGATGATGTGGAATAAGATCCCAGTTACAGGATTTACAGCCGATGTTAAAGGTAGATTATATTGTGCGAATGGAACGGATCCTGCAGAGATGCAGAATTTTTTTATACCACAGAGGCAAGTTGTAACGGATTTAACTTATCAAGTAACTGAGGACCAAAAACCTCCAGATACTAATGGAGTTATGTTTGATATAATATCAGAATCCCGAGTTGTTAAGGAATCTCCAAAGGAGAAAAAAGATAAAGCCCAGCCCCAACGGACTGGGGTTCCGGAAGAGAAACCTAAAAAGAGATCGGCGAAGTCGAAAGGTAAAGACCACGAAACTAGTGAATCAGAAGAAGAGGAAACTCCAAAATTATCAATTTTACCATTTGATCAGTTTAAAAAGTCAAAAGAAAAACAGTGGAAGAAGTTAGATTTAACTGCTGAACAGGAAAAACAGAGATATATTGGATATTTACAGAGCTCAGGGCTTAAAATCCCTAAGACAAAGAAACAAAAAGCAAAGAGCGCTGCGGCAAAGTCAAAGCTTAAAAAGGAAGAAGAAGTTGAAAAAGAAGCGCAGTTGGATGGAGTAATTTCTATCCAAATGGCGGCCAATTCGTCTACTACAGGCATTGTGTCTATAGGAGAATGGAAAGGTGAGTGTAAACCAGATTCTAGTCATTTTAAGGCTATAACTGCACCGGAGTCTTTTTGCAACTTTTCGTTTGTTTCTGTAAATAAAAAAACATACGCTATTTTCCCATTACATCTTTTGTCCAGTTTAAAATTGAATGCAGAATCTGTGATTACTTTGATCGGTAAAACGAAAAAAGTAGTTACTACGGTCGGAGCTTTAGGGCTGCGAACGGGCAATGAGGATTTCACCGGAGACTACATGTATTGTCCTGTAAAGGGCGATCTTGTGGGGTTAGTGAAAACCCAACAAATGGCTAAATTAGATACTACGAAGTTTCGCGGACAAATTCAAATTCGATATTTGTCACCTTCGTCTCCATCAACGTGTAGCATGTCGATAGGACATTGCTTATCTAAATTAACTGAAAAAACTCCCGTATCTTATAATTCAGAAAATAAGGCCTGTGGAGCCGTCATTATAGATTCCCAAAACCATGTGGTAGGAATTCATATCGGAACTCGAGACATACATAATGTTATGATGTATTTGTCAGAAGATCACTTTATGGATGAAAACACAACGGATTCGGTTTTTTAATGAAGGCCCCCCCGGAGGGCGACATAATATCCCAAGCTCAAATAAAGTTTCATCCTAGAATTCAAGACACATTCCGAATGATGAATCCAAATTTGGGGCTTAAAACGAATCATATGCAACGTATAGGCTTCGCTTCAATTTTGAAAGGAAAATATAAAGACTCAAAAGGTCTACAAGTTCCTTGTGCATATTATCAACGGTTTTGCCAGGAGAAAGGACGAGATCCTATTGGACCTCGAGCCACTCATGGTCGTTCGATAATGAATCAAGCAAGATTTGAGAAGTCAGTCATGAAATGCGATGTTCCCCCAACGAAACCACCTGATGATGATCAGTTGTGGAGGGTTTCTAAAGAGTATACACAACGAATGTTCTCACGCTTACGCGGGTCTCGACCTGTAGAAGTGTTTGATATAAATGAGAGTACCTCTCCAGGAAAGCCTTATACTTCGATGGGTTTTAAAACAAAAGCAGATTTCATGTCTTCTTCTATATTCCCTGAAGAGATGAAGGCGTGCCACGTTCCTATGTGGTCGATTTGTGATAAATTCGAATTTTTACCATTAGAAGATTTAGTTTTTGATGAAAAACTTCGAACTTTTTTTATTCCATCAATTGACTTTTTAACTCATCAGAAAATTCTTTTTGATGACCAAAACTCAAGAGTTCTCAGACAGTGCAGAAATTTTAGTGATTTTTGGCCTCGGTACGGCTTTGTTAAGCAGTACGGGGGCTTTGATGATTTAATGAAGCACCATGAAGGGAAGCATAATGAGTTCGACATTCATTTTACTGTAGATATTTCAGGTTTTGATAGAGTAGTTT